CGTATTTCTGCAAGTTGTTCTCTGGTACATTGACGACTGGCTTGCCAAGTAGCGTATTCCAAGCAGCATCGTTGTCAGCCACATTGTTACCGCCGCGGTACTGTGCAGTTCGGTTGCAGTAACTCACGAGGATGTTGTTCGTGCGGTCGAGGGCGGACGCTCCGGAACAGGCGATACTAAAGACAGGTATCTTATAGTTCCATCGTCCTGACATCGGAGCCATAGATACCGCCTCGTAGTCAAACACATCATCTTCCCACTGTGCATAATAGAACGGGATTCCCGTTCCCCACTGGTAGTGCCCCATAGAGCCATCAAGCTTCGCCGCGCCACCGTTGGCGAACTTGAAGTGCGTGTCGGAGGCGAGCTTACGCCGCGAGTGGTCGTTCTGTACCAGATAGCCGCCAAGGCCTAAGATGCTTGGCAGCTGCGCCAGCATCTGCAGGTCACCTATCGGCTCACCTTCCGTCGAAGAGCTGTCCTTGCGCCAGCGGCAGCCACAATAGGGTATCTTACTCTGTACTGCTGAGATGGGCACCAAGCCCGTCTTCTTCGCCGCTGGGTCGTAGCCAATCATACGGATATTCGCGTTGATGTTCGCGAACTCCTCAATCTTGTCAATTTTCGTTGTGTCCATAATGTTATTTATCTATTATTCACCAGTAAAAACTCCTTCTATAGCATACCAGGATCCGCCCATACTCTTGAACCTTACGAATCTGTTCCAGTAAACTTTTACCGTAGTACCTATGAAGTCGGTATATCCTATGTTAAGATTGTCAAATGTTGGAATGAATCTTTTTTCAGTAGACCCTGCATCCTCTGTTGCACTGCATCTGCAATACATATGATCCGTCGGTTCTGTACAGCCAATATGCAACCGGGGTATTCCTGGTTGTTTTTGAGTGGTCCATTTGACGAAGAAAGAGATCTCGAGACCGTCATAGTCAGACGCTTTCGGAAGCTTCACAAAGTAGTGGCCAGCTGCCGGCTCGTTATACAAATAACAATTTGCTGGCTCGCTGACCGGGTCTATCGTATAGTCTTTAACATTTGTCAGATCCTTCGTTTTCCCGTAAAACAGATTCGCTTTTACCTTACCATCAACATTAACGTCATGGAACTGGCCTCCATGCGCGATCATGTTGACAACTCTCAATATTCCTTCCTTAAAGTCGATGGCCACCAACGGCCTCCAATCTCTGTCATCACTTTCCGTGTACGTTTCCGGATCAAAGCTTTTATAGTCGTTGTCGTATATGTAGTCGTTCTTAGTGGTATCGAACCTTCTGCCTTTCTGTGACATCATAAAATCTCCGCAGAACACCGCCGACGCTATCTTGCCGAATTCTGCCATCAGCATTTTTGCGATAACGAGCTCAAACTGCTGTGCCAGTCTCCAAACAGATGAGTCTGCCGAAGGCTCGTCGCCCTTACTGCTTCCGTTTTTTCTTTGATACCAGTATGCATCGTTGTGATGGACGATCGGCGTAAGGCTGTCCGTTCTTGTATAGGTGTTGGTGCTCAACCATTCTCCAGACATGAATGCCATAGGCCCAATCTTGCCCTGTATATCATCATAAGTGTCTATGAATCCCGTAGCGAACATACCTTCTTCCAATTTTGGCATACAGATGTCGGCTTGGACAGCTACGCCGCTCATTGGTGTAGGCTGCAGGCGGAAAAGTACGTGCTCTTCATCTGCAAAGACTCTTGACGCGCTATAAGATGACTTTGTCTTGAAGGTGATGGTGTGTTTTACGAAATCCCAGGTCGGACCGAGATTGAAGCTTGCACTAGCATCGGAACCAAGCCATGTCTCCTTACCGTCGATATACCCTTTCACCGATGTGTCTACACACGATGGATATATGTAAGTATTCAACATCGAAGACTTGTCCCATACACGTACCCAGTTTAGTGTCGCCGTGCCATAGTCCACGGTATCCCTGTCACTGTCATTCGGAGAAAGATAGGCTTCAAGCAGGTATTCTCCGGTAGAAGGTACGGTAAAATCAATTGTTATGCTTTTGTCGCTGGTACTGTCAGTGTTACCACTTGTGGACCATGCCCATGCAACATCAAAGATATAAACGGCCAAGCTTTTACCCTTGCTTCGTGCTGTTGAGCTGATGTGCCCATTGAAGACAAGACGGTATTGATGTCCCGCAAACAGGGATAATTTCTGCGTAGCGAATCCATATTTATTGCTGGTCTCGTTGATTTGTAAATTATTAATGCCTAATCTTTCCCAGAAAGACAGTGTATACCATGTTGATGGCTTGATCTTACGAATGGTGCCTGGGCTCCATATTGTCTGGCTGAGTACTTCCTTATACTGGCTTTCGCTGCTTCTTCGAGTATTCCAGTCTCGGTAATAGTTACGTCCGTTCTGCCCTCCTTGTATGATATGTTTTATTGGATCATCCGGCACACTTCCCACATAACTACTTTTCGTTTCCCATGCGTCCATGTGGTCGTCATCGCGGAATGCTGCGTTATCCAACAGGTTGGGATTGCAACCGCTCTGATAGACGGTGACCAGCTCGGGAATCGAGTAGACAGTGCTGGACTTGGTGTATACCGTCTTTACGCATTTCCATACGTATGGCTTCTCTTCGGAGGCGTTAGGGAAAGTTTCAGACCACATATCCGAAGAATTGTAGGTTGTCATATTGGCTTGATCGGAGGCAAGGAACAAAGAAGTCTGCGAGACAATTCCGTTACCGTCATCACCTTTGTCGCCCCTATCTCCTGTCTCTCCTTTATCGCCCTTTTCACCCGTGAGTCTTACGTATGTGGGCTCACCGTCTTTTGTTGTCTCGTCGCTGTATTTCTGGACCTTCATCCAAAGGTACGGCCATGCATCCGTAGTGGCTACGGGGGCATCTTGCCATGTAGAGCGTCCGGTAGGGAACGGGGCTGTCGTCGGTGTATATATTGTCTTTGCGGTGGAATTGTTGAAGGTATAGTCCGTCCACGCTCCACCGTCACCTTTCTCGCCGACAATACGTATCTCCGAACTCCAAGTTTGGCCTCCATCCTTGCTCGTACGCATCCATTTGTCTGCTTTCAGATACGGATCATGCCAGTTAATGGCATCCGAAGAATATTGCGCCAGCACAGATGTACCGGCTGGACCTTGCTCACCCGTGAGCCGTACATATCTCGGATAGCCGTCTTTTGTTGTAGCGTCGCTGTATTTTTGTATCTTCATCCAAAGATACGGGTATTCTTTGATGGGCAGCAAAGGCTTATCCTGCCAGTAGCTCTGGTATAGATGCGTGGGTTCTACCGCAGAACCGTCTGTGCTAAGATCGGATGAAAGGTTAAAGGTGTAGTCCGTCCATGGGCCGGATTCACCCTTTTCTCCTACGATACGGAACCAGCCTGAGAAATTGCTTTCAGTGGTCATTTTAGTGCGCATCCATTCACAGCCATCAACAAAACTGTTGAAGATGTTCGTATCGTCCGGACTTCCGTCACTCTTGCTCTTGCAGTACTGTACCTCAAAGCTGTTACCGTCGGTGAATGGTGAGATAGTCACCTCATCATACGCTTCCTGTTGATCGTCACCCATAAGTTTATAATATCTCGAAGACGTATTGCCCTTGGCAATCGCCACCGTTAGCGGGTTGCTGACATAGCTGTTTGTACCGTCCGTAAAGTACAGTGAGGAGGAGAGTGCGGCCTTCTCGCGCTTGCTGCCCGTTATCTTCATGGCTGTAAGCGTGATGACTGCCGCACTGTCCGTAACGTTCGGAGTGGCGTTCGAGCAGACAATGCGGTACACCACCGCATCGGCGCCGGGAGCCCCGTCCTTCGGGGCGGGGAAGAGCTTGTCAAGTGCTGATATTATTCTTATCATGAGTTCCTGCGTGCTTCTATGCGCACGGCGAGACCGCTGTGCTTTTCGATATTGTCATAAGTAAGGGTCTTCTCCGTCACGTCGGTAACGGCGTTGCCGGCGTTGTCGGTAAACGAGAAGATGAAGCTCCACCCGGTGGAGAGCTCGCCCGTAGAGCGGTCATAGACCTTTGGATTGTAGGTCACCGTCTGGCCCGTCTTGACGCTCTGCGAAGGGAGGCTGCGGCCGATGTCGATATAGAACGGGTCGTGGATATCCGTTGCCTCGGCTGTGCCGATATAAGTCTGATTGCTATATTTGGCCAGGCAGCGGAACAGCTCTGCGCCCTCCACACCGGCATTGTAAAGCTTTAGCGTCTGACCGTTCACCTCCTGCATGTCGGCGATGGTGACCATATCCTTCCATGTGCCGCTCTCGTTGCGCTGCCACTGGTATGCGGCTCCGTCCACGTTGATGCCGGCGCGCTGCAGGTTGGCGGTGAACTGCACCCAGTCGTTGTCGTTCGACAGCACGTTGTCGCCGCTGCCGTCTGCGCCCGTACAGTTGATGAGAACCTTGAAGCTGTCACCGGCAGAGGCCATAATGGGGATGAGCTGCGAGCATATCACTTCCATGGCCCGATACGAGCTCTTGTAGTAGATATATTTGTCGCTCTTGTATTTGTCCGTAAGGTTACCCTTGATCTTCAGCGCGGGAAATGTCTTGCCATTGGCGGTTACTGTGGTCAGCTCGAAGTAGTCTTTCCATACATCCTTCACCTTGCCGTCCTGCAGGATGCCACCCTCGTCCGTCAGGCTGCCGATGTAAAACTGCTGCCCTGCCGTCTCCGGCACGACGATGTCGCCGCGCTTCGTGGAGTAGGGCTTGGGATGAATGAGCGCGGGGTGCTTCGTGAAGTCCGTAGCCACCACCTTGCCCGTCGAGGGATTGTAATATTGCTGGAGACCCAGATCTGTCTCGCCGTTGACCCATACGATGCCCATGGCCGGGGTGAGGGTGTCACCGTCGTCAAAGGAATAGATATGGTCGATTGCTGATAATGTGTTCATAATCTTCTGTCTTTACTTGTTCGTTACCTGATCAATGAATTTCTGAGCCTCCCACGCACTGACATAGCGTGCACCCATCTGCTTGGCAGCCTCGATGCCAAACACCTCGAGGTCTGATGTGTTCACCACGTATCCGTGCTCTTCGTCTCCTGTACGGAAGTCTGTCAAGGCCAGTTTTCTGGCCAGTGTGGCAGGAATGATATAGTAGTCCATATGCTTTTTGTTTTAATCGGTTTCTATCTCTGATGTCGGGAACCTTGCCACGATGGGCTTCCCGTCGCTGTCGGCAAGCACGGTGCCGCCGGACAGCTCGACAGGCTGATAAGCGCTCAACTCTCGGCAGACGCCGGCAAGCTGATGGTCGCCGGTGAGCTGCTCTCGCTGTACGACGAACTCGGTTCCGTTTCCAAGGCTTTTCCATGCCGACTTCTCGTCTTCACGGTAGAACAGCTGGATGTCGAAATACTGTTGCGGATTCTTGATGTCGCCCTGTCTGTTCGTAACCTTGGCCACGGCTTCGGTCTGACGGGTTGTGCTCTGCAGAAACTTGGCATACGCAAACTCGTAGGTGTCTTCCCATTGCCCATACCAGCGTCGGAGCAGCGTCGAGGCACTGTATATCTGCGTCGGGTCGCTCTTTGGCCATCCCATCACGCGAAGCACCGTATGCTGAACAAAATCCACGTCGACGGTAATCTGCGAGCCGTCCTTGCCGCCGACATACCACAGATCCGATGATTCGTCGATGTCGCGCCACGTCTTGGTGCCCGCCTCGAAGGTCTGCCATTTATATCCGGCGTGGGTGCTGTCGAGGGGTACACCGCCGTTCAGCAGCACGGCCTCAATGGGAAACTTGCCGTAGTTCTTAAACGGAGAGAAGTTCATCTTCGACGGGAAACGGAGCTCCAGGTTTATGTTTGTCTCTGTCTCGTCGGCCGTGTTCAGTGTCTTGTGCCAATTAAACTTTGAGGTCTCGTTTCTTACCGGGTTATAGTATTCGCCGTAGAAGTCTACGGAGATCATTTGGGTCTGGCTGACGTTCTTCCGGATGGTCAGCGCATGGACGGTATCGACATAGTAGTCGCCCGTCGTCGGGCTCGTTCCCTTGGTCAGTGGGATGACGTTCTTCCCGTCTACAAGGCGAAGTGTCCACACAACGTTCTTCATCGACGAGGCATAGTCGCCCGTAGGGATGTTGCCCTCCGGGTCGCTAACCACGAGCTTCGGTTTCACCTGATAGGGGGTGAGCGTCCTGTCGGGGACGTATGTACCCAGCAGGGTGTTGTACTTCTGTATGTTACTGCCGCCAAGCTCCAGCATGGAGAAGGCAAAGCTCAGCGTTGGGTGCAGTACCCGCCCGCCGGTTATCTTCATCTTCATATCGTGTCCTTATTATATCACTATTGTATAGTCCTGGTCATAGCTGCTACCGTCGGGAAAGACCACCACCACTTTGTATCCTACCTGACTGCCTGCTTCCCATACCGACGGAAGGTCGACTCTCGAGTCTACGTTCAGGCTCAGACTATGGTAGCTCTGGTGGCTGGCGTTCCACGCTGTGTCGCCGTCGGCATCGTCGCTCTCACGAAGCCAGCTCACCGTGCATCCGGTGAGATCCTCTTCCCGCAGCTGCATCTCTGCGTTCCATACGGTGGCTGCCAGCGTCGTTGTCCAGTCTGTACCGGCACGGAACCAGTTGCCCGCCGAACTGACGATGCTGATGCTCATGTTAGAGCCGCCAATGAGGCACGTCCAGTTGGTGT